TTGTTATCATGGTTAGATTAATTTGATGGAGGGGATTCGTCTCCTCCATCTATTTTTTATGGAAATAAATATATAATAGGGCAAAAACTAATCATTACTAGATAAGAGAATGGATGGTAAAAATATGATACCAGCATTATATTTTGAGGATGAATATAATAATATAGACCAGTTACTACCGTCAGAACGGTTTTCAAGAGGTACATTAATATCTGCACATATAGCAGATTTGCATTTTCCTGTAAGTAATATAGGACCAGAGATGCAGTTCTCTATATTAGATGAACAGTTTATTCAGAAAATTAATAACCTTCCAAAATTAGATTTGGTAACGGTTTTGGGAGATTTATATGATCATAAAGTATTAGCATCTTCCGATGCGGCATTATACGCATCGATGTTTATTGGTAAAGTGATTGAGATTTGTAAAAGAAAGAATGCTACTTTGATTATCATTCAAGGTACATTAAGTCATGATTCTAACCAATTAAAATTGTATTATCATTATATGCATGATCCTTCTATCGATGTACGAATTGTAACGAGAGTACAATTTGAATATGTAAAGAATATGAAGATATTGTGTATTCCGGAATTATATGGTGTAGAGGAATCATTATATAAACACTTTTTATCAGGTAGTGGGTTTTACGATATGGCTTTGATGCATGGAACTATTCAAGGTGCTGTATTTGGAGATAATGTCGGTACAGGAAGATTGTTTAGAATAGAAGATTTTATGAATTGCAGAGGACCAATATTGAGTGGTCATGTACATAAACCAGATTGTTTTAATCACGATTTTTATTATTGTGGTTCTCCATATGCTTGGAGTTTTGCAGATGATCATCGAAAAGGATTCATCTTATGTGCATTGAATCTTGATACTTTTAAATATTACATAGATTGGGAAGAAATTAAATCGTTTGTATATCAGACGATTACAATAGATGAGATCGTGAATCATGATCCTCAAACCACAATTACTTATATAGATAAATTAAAAGCAAATGGAATTGATTATATACGCATTCAATTCGATACTCAAATATCAAAAATAGAACGAATGATCTTAAATAACAACTATCGAGATAATGAGTATGTAAAATTACAATTTCCAAATACAGAAGAAGAGATCTATAGAAAGAAACAAGAAGAGAAGTTGGATGAGGATATAGAAAAATATAAGTTTATTATAGATCCTAAAATATCTGATGAAGAGAAGTTCTGTATATATGTAAACATGTTGAAAGGTGAAGATGGATATTTAACTGTAGATAAGTTGAGAGCTTTACTAGAAGATACAATATAAATTTTAACAAATATCTTAAAAATAAAAAGGGATAAATTGGATTATTCTGCAAAGGGACTATCCGACGGGGTAGTCTCTATTTTATATCTTTTGGAAGGTTTTCTTGAAATTCATTATATATCCTTTCCAAAACATGTAATTACATTTAAGTCCAAGGAGAGAAATATTGTATGAATATTACTAGACATTTTGGGGCTATAAGTAATAATCGACATGTTGATGAAGATACAATATCCATCAATTTTGATATACAGACACTAAATTTGTTTTGTATGTACATTATGTCAGAGAATGCTTATATTAGAACAACACATTTATCAACTATGAAAAAGTTATTCGATAGAATAGACTTACAGAGATATTTAAATGATCCGGATAAAATGTTAAGAGTTGAGTTTATACAAAGAGGCCTTGAAGGTAGGCTCAATAAAAAAATAAAAAACAAAGATCTCCTTCAAAAATATATTAACGGTGGTTTTGACGATAAACCATTGTTTGTAATGAACTTTAGTGAACTGGGTACAGATGAAATTGATTGGATTAATAGTACCATTACAGAATCAATTCAATATGCATTTATGTATGATTATGTAACTCCGATGATGGACATCTGTACGAGATTTCGAGATTCTGATTATAATCATAAATCAGATATTGTTCATGAATTTGAAGAATTAATTGACAAAGCGAAAAGAGATTTTCGTAGAGTAAAGAATGAAAGTATGACAGAAGCTGAGTTTTCGTTGGCTGAGGGTGTGTTCGAAGAGATTGTGTATGATATATATCAAAGAGAAACAAACCCATCAAGAAGATTATCAACTGGTATGCAAGGATTTAATGAATTGTGTGGTGGTGGATTAGAATCAGGACGTTGTTATATGTTGTTTGGTATGGCTGGTGCTGGTAAATCATTAACTATGTTAAATTTAGCATATCAGATTAAAATATATAACAAGGCGTATATCTGTAAAGATCCCACAAAGAAACCAGCAGTAGTAATCCTTACAATGGAGAATAGTGTACACGAAACGGTAACCCGTTTGTTTAGTATCATTGCTGGAGATAGAATGGGTAATTATGCAATTGATGAAGTAATTGAAAAGTTACGGGTTGATGGAGAATTATTTTTAAATGATGAATCTCCGATTGATATCATTATTAAATATAAACCAAATATGTCCGTTGATACTACATATTTATATACATTATATGATGATCTTGATGATAGAGGATACGAAATGATTTGTCTGTTACAAGATCACATTAAGAGAATTAGACCTGCAAATAATAGACATGATTTGCGATTAGATTTAGGTGAAATTGTAAATGATTTCAAAGTATTTGCTATTGAAAAAGACATTCCTGTTATATCAGATTCACATTTGAACAGAGATGGAGCAAGAGTAATTGATACTGCAATATCAGCAAACAAGCAGGATGTAACTCGTCTGTTAGGGAGATCTAACGTTGGTGAATCCATGTTAATGATTGACAACTGCGATTGCGGTATTCTTTTGAATAAAGAGTATGATTCAAATGGAAAAGAGTATATGATATTCTTTAGACAGAAAATGAGGGATGCTTGTAGTAAGAGAGATTATATTGCTCAACCATTTGTAGAAGGAAGTACAATTAGACTTATGGAAGATTTGTACAGTCCTATACCATCATTTAAAGATTCATTATATGCACCAGTGCAGTTAAATAGTAACGGAATGAAGAAGAACGATTATAACTCAAATATTCAAAAGATAGATGACGATGATGATAGTTTATTCAAACCATCGCCAAATATTGTTCCTGCTACTGGAGTAATTCCTACACCGATAGCATTATCAACAATGAATTTTGAAATGATTGGATCTCCATCAACTCCAGTATATAACAATTATCAAGATCTTACAGAAGAAGCAGAAGGATTCTTTGATATGGTTGTACCTATAGCAGTACAGGATATAGAAGAGACAAAACGTTCTCAGATGATACCAGCTCTATTATTTATGGATTAATAAAAACAAAATAAGCAGTCTGGTAAATGATTACCAGACTGTATTTCCTGTCGCATCTGCTTTTTTATCATCTTTTAGATCTGATGCCATATTGTTTAAATATGTTTGATTAGCAGAATAAATTCTACCAAGAATTTCTACTAGATCGGAAGTTTTTACAAGTTTCACTCGTTTAAAATCAAACTCTTTATCAGAAATGATACCATTTAGCATCATAACGATAAATCCTGCTTCTACAGATCCATATACATCAAATGCTAATAAAGAAGGTTTATATCTGTATTTATAAAAATCCAAATCGGATAATCTTACATGATGAGAATAATCTTCAAATTCATCAGCATAATCGTATAAGAGATTTGTGATAGCATATTCAAACCCATTTAAATATGATAAAATTGAATAATTATAATATGTAGTTTCGTCTGTAGCACCGGCCGATATAAATCCAGATAAGTCATAAGTTTCATCAGCTTTTGCTGATGTAATTTTTGTAGTAGATGCCATTTATACCACCACTCCTATCACTAGTTGATCATCAGTTACATAAAACCTTTGTCCTTTTATAAACTCGTTATACACAATCACAGCTTTTGGATTACAATATACTATAGCATTATCTTCTCCACCATGTCTTGTGTTTGGAACAATTTGAATCTCTTTGATTGTGAATAAATATCTTGGAATTTCTACTTCAAGATAATTTGTTGTAGTGATAGATGTAGCTCCAAGATTATCCTTATTAATTACATTACCTCCACCTCTATTTGGAATTTTATTATCTACTGTAATATCTGTACTCATAGATGGTGTAAGTGATGGAACCGTTATTTTAGCTTTATTATTTTCATATGTAACCACATCGGACAATAATGTGGCATATTCTACAATCTTTTTTGTTACCGCAGCCTTTGTACTTGATACGCCATATTCGGTATTTGATGTGCCGCTAATCATATTTAATTACCTCCCATTGGTTTTAATATATTGTTTTGAATTCCAATATTTAGAGTAATTAAATATTATAATAATGAAACAAATAAAAAATACTTTATAGAAAATGGAGGAATTTA